CCAACTCGCAGCTTCAGGCTATTACAGCAAACTCGCAGCTTCAGGCTATTACAGCAAACTCGCAGCTTCAGGCGATTACAGCAAACTCGCAGCTTCAGGCGATTCCAGCATTGCGGCAGGGATCGGTGTCAACAACACAGCAAAAGCAAAAAAAGGAAGCTGGATTGTCCTGGCAGAGTGGAAATACGACAACAAAATAAACAGATGGAAGCCTGTATGCGTCTTGTCTGCACAGGTAGACGGGGAAACCATAAAAGAAGACACCTACTACAAGGTCACTGACGGATCGTTTGTGGAGGTCGGTGAATGAAAACAGCAGACATTCAAAAGGCCAAGCTGGCGGCAACTCTCTTTATCCGGAGAGCCGAGGCCGTGCTTGCCGTGCCGGTAGCCCGCGACACCAGCCCGCAAATATATCGTCGGAAGAAGGTGCTGACACCGTGGGAGATGGGCGAGAGAGAAGCGCGGATGGTTGGTGCTGGCCGGTGGAACTTCTAAGAGCAGGGGCGAAATGGATCACCAGATAATACCCACACGGATGACCGGGCCTGCCACCAAGGAAACCGTCAACAAACGGAAGATCCTCGTCTACCACACGGACGCCGGGTTGCTTTCCGCCAAACAGATTTATGAATTAACCGGGCTCACCTCTCATCGGTTGTGGGAGAGGTACAACAATTTCGGATGGCAGGTTGATGATATTTTCTCCCTGGAAGATTTCAGAGCTCATCGCAAACAACGCGGAGAGGTCGTGTTGCCGCCTGAGTTGGCATCGATCGACGCGACAAAACTCGGCAGACGGCAGCGGATAAAGAATTTAAACAAACTGAAGATAGGCTCCTGGGAGGCAGCGAACTTATGAAATCCATCTACATACCAGGGGTGCCTGATACCAAAATGCGCCCCCGGACCACAAAGAAAGGCCATGTCTACGATCCGAACGCCGGGGCGAAAGAGGCATCGATCCAGAAGGCCAAAGTGATGAACGGAGACAACGAGGCCTATTCAGGTCCGCTCTATGTTCAGTACACTTTCGTTTTCCCTCGGCCTAAGAAGCATTACCGGACCGGGAAACTCGCCCACTTGTTGAGGGACGACGCTCCTGAATTCTTCAACACCGTGGATATCGCCAAGGACGGCGACAACATGGAGAAGTTTTACGCCGACTCCTTCAATTTTATTCACTACAAGGATGATCGGCAGATCGTGAAAGCCGAGCATTTCAAGCGGTGGGCCAGGGATGGGGAGTTTCCGCACGTTGCGATGGACATCTATAAAGTGCCGAGCGAGGTTTCTATCGATGTGAATGGGACGGTTGCTTTCAGGTATCCGGCAACTGTGTGACAGAAGGGAAAGTAGTATCGGGCAAAGCGCCCGACATCAAGAAGGAGCGATGTGTTATGGAATATGTAGAAGCGTTTAGTAGTGAATCGTTTGGCTCAAACAACAGTCTTGGCATCAAGATCCTTGTTGGATCAAATCAAACTCTTCCTAATCTCAGGCTGCCGGATATCTTTGACGCAACACATCGAGCGGCGAGTTTAATCGAATCGGAAATTCGATTTGAAATGAAGAAACTTGACCCTAATGCGGCAAAAGAGACAGAAAGAAACTCTCAGCTATTGTCTTGTTTTGATTCACCTATTTACGTCGAAGAAAGACCAAACGGATATTGTAAAGATTGGTGTTGCCGTCACCTCCCTTGGTTTGTCGTCACCACCAAAATAGGGAGATTTACTATCGGTTGGAGGAAGAGAGTCATCAACATAGACTGGTCAGACACGACCTGCAAACTCGCCGGAAGTGAGATTTTTGCAGGCGAAGACACAACAATCGGTTTCCGCTTTATACACGCCTGGGGCTTGGATAAGGCCACCGAATATGTCTCAAAAATCATTGCGGCACCTGACAGACACTAACTGACCACATTCCAAAAACCAACAAACATTCAAAGGATGACAGCCATGAAATTAAGAGCAGGGAGACTTATTGCCGCAGCAGTAATTGTAAACCTTCATTGCCTGATGATTGGTGCTCATCCGAGCAAAATGACTTTTGACACAGTAAATCCTAAACCAGGGAAAAGGAGGAGATGCAAGCGGTATTGCCGTTCAGGCAGAGACAGCATGTCGTATAGGAAATACTGATAACCTCTATTTTTCACAGGATACCAACAATGACGAATAAAGAATTCTCCAAAACGAATAGTCAATTCAAGGAAGCATGTGGTCTTGCCGGTATCGATCCAACGACCAGGCATGCCAGCAAATGGCGCAGGAAAACCGGGAAGGCCTTTAAGCTGGTCAATGGGATTAAATGAAAGCCTACTGGACCTGCCCACATTGCAGGCATCAAAACGTAGAGAATGTGCCTGACGGTACAGACAACCATCGCAGCTATGAGATCGGATATTGCGATTCGGATAGTGGCGGATGTGATGAGATGGTTCCGATCAGGCTGGAACGGGTGGTCACGGCGACAGCAACACCTATCAATGTAAAGCAGTTCAAAGAGAAAGCCGCATAGGCATGAAGGAACAGCAAAATGGCAGATAAAGTCGAATACGAGAAACGATGGTGCAAATATGACCTCACCGAAGAGGAACTGAGAGACGCCGCCGAGACATTGGCTATCAAGACTCAGGAGATTGAGGAAATTGAGTCAGAAAAGAAGGCCGTGGCGACCCGGTATAAAGAGCGCATCGAAAGTGTTCAGGGCGAGATCAGGAAAGCCGCCTCCCTTTACAAAGACCGCTACGAAATGCGTGATATCGAGTGCGTTGTCGAGCGTGACTATGAAACCGGTGAGATCAGGTATCGCAGGACCGACAACCATCAAGTGACCGCCCGGGACAAGATGACCATGGGCGAGAGGCAGCGGAAGATTGACGACATGTTGCCGCCTAAGAAGCAGGAAGATGAAAAGACAGACGAAGAAATCAGGCGGGAACAGGAAATCAAGCAGATGATGACTTCCGAGAAGTCTTCCCTGAATTAAAACACCGGCCAAGTGCTGGAACATCCGGCCGGGTACAACCACAAAAACTACGAACAAAAAGGAATATAGCAACGATGGAGACAGCCGACAACACAGAAGTAATCGAGGCGGAAGGAATCGTCTCTGATTTTAAACCGGAAAACGAGACGAAGGTCGTCAAGTATTCGGTGACCATGGCGCAGATTGCCAAGCTCCAGGAGGAGTACAAGGAAGTCCCGAAAGACCTGACCATCAAAGCCAACTATGAGCTGGTCAGAAAGGCAGCTTCTCACCTCAGGACACTGCGAACCGATGTGGAGAAGCGCCGGAAAGAGCTCAAGGCGGACGCTCTCGCATGGGGAAAACTGGTCGACGGTACAGCCAAGGAAATTACCGAAAAACTTCTGGCCATCGAGGAGCCCTTTGCCGCGGCCAAGAAGGAATTCGATACGGCCGCCGAGATTGCCAAGCGGGAAGCTGCTCTCGCTGAAGAGAAGCGGGTGGATGGTATTGCCGAGAGGATTGCTGGTATCAAGGCGCTGGTGAGTGTTCATGTTTCCTCTTCTTCGGAAACCATCCAGAAAATTTTGAATGAGCTCAACATCATTGGCCTGACTGTTCCTTCATGGGCGATGGAATTTGCCGACAAAGCTGATGAAACGCTGAAAGACACCATTGGCAAGCTGGCAGAACTACACGCCCTGAAGCTCCAACAGGAAACCTTTGCCGCCGAGCAGGCCGCCGCCGAAGAGGCGCGAAAAATCAAAGAAGAGGAGGACCGGAAGCAGCGAGAGAAAGAGGTCGAAGAGGAACGGGCGAAACTGGCCGCCGAGCGAGAGGCCATGGAAGCGGAGAAGGTCAGGTTGGCCGCAGAGCAGAAGATCAAAGACGATGCCGCCGCCGAAGCTGAAAGAAAGCGGAATGAGGCATACGAAGCCGAACGGAAGAGACTTGCCGACGAACAGGCTGAAAAGGATCGTCTTCAGAAGGAAAAGGACGATGCCGCAGCCGCCGAGATGGCAAAGATCAAGGCAGAGATGGACGCCTTGAGAAAGGCACAGGAAAAGCCGGTTGTCGAGGACACTACCCCTCAGTCGTGGTCATCTCAAGATGTCGAGAAGGAGGCCCCTGCCGCCAATGTTGCAGCCACTACCCCCCCGGTGGAAGCACAGGCAGGGGCCGAACCTTCCGAGCCGACCACCTACGCCGAGGATTACCGGGCGGCCGGCAACGCCATGCTGAAGTACATCGGCAACAAGGCCTACACCAAGGCCCTGCTCGACGCGATTATCAACAACGAAGTACCCAACATTCAATTCACCGGAGTAATAACCAAATGACAAAACCAGCAACCAATGCAGTAGTTGAAGAAACCCTTCCGTCAGTAGCAACCACCCAGGCCATGGCCACCTATCAGGGACCGATAGAAACCGGCCTGGAGGCGATGGACGCAGGAGATATGATTATTCCGCGGCTTACCCTTGTCCAGCCAACAACGGAAGGAGTTACCCCAGACACAGAAGGGAAACTGTGTATCGATCTCACCGGAGATTATTTCGACACGATGGATATGGTTCTGTTCGTCTTCAGGAAAACCCGCTGCAAAATGCCTGACGATTTCGACAGAAAATCAAAGCCACAGTGCAAATCGGATGATTTTATTTCTCCGTCTCCTGACATCGAAGTTCCGCTGTGCAACACCTGCACACTGAAACCGCTTGAGCCTGGTCAAAAGAAAAAGGACCAGAAACATTACTGCGAATACGCCAACTTCACCGCCGTCAACGGAGTGAGCAAGGCTCCCAAGTGCAAGGAAAATTGGGACATGCTGCTCGTGGATGCCGAAACCTATATGCCAATGTTCTGGACGGTCAAATCCAAGGCATTGTCTCCGGTCCGGAGAATGGTAAGCGCCCTGAATATGCTATGCACTGCCAAGCATATTCCAGCTTGGGCAATGAAATTTACCGTCACAGTGAAGCAAGACCCCGATACCTCGAAAGGAAGGTTCTTTGTTCCTGTCTTGTCAAGCCCAGTCCTGCTCGGCCCTGAGGACGCAGCCAACATGACGGAAATTCAGAAGACTCTGAAGGGGGTTGCAGTTCAGACCGACTATTCGATTGATCCTTCCGACGCTCCCCCGCCCGAGCAGGAAGTAGAAGAGTTTTGATCTGACAGAAATAAGCAGCTGAGTAGTTTTTCAAAATGCCCGGATGTTTGAATATTGAATGGCAAGTGTCCGGGCATTTTTTCCATGCCAGAGAAGAAAGTAGAATCTTCTATTTGAAATTTTACGAATGGAGCAGAAATGGAACCAGTTAAGGCAACACTGACGATCAAACTAACAGTGACATGCCCAGCGTGTGAACACTATTTTGACTTGGTACGTGACACCGATTTAAATGAGGAAGGTTGGCTACTTAATCAAGTTCTCCCCGAAGAATCATGGGCGTCTGCCCATGAAAATTTCAAGTGCCATGTGAACTGCCCTGTTTGCAGCGTTACTTTTGACGTTGCTGGTGTGGAATGGTAGGCACATTGCCATAGTTTAACTGAGATTTTTTCAACTCCAACACCAAAAGAGAGGTCTTGAATGGAAAAGCCGACAAATCCAAAAGACGCAGTAGGGATAAGAAAACCGCCTGCTTCGACATTGCCTCAAAACGTAATGGCCGAGGTTGGGGTTGCAATGCTTGAAGGTGCGCTGAAATACGGGCGCCACAATTACAGGGCGCTCGGCGTTCGAGCATCTGTTTATTACGACGCAACTTGCAGGCACATTGATTCATGGTGGGAAGGCGAGGATATCGATCCTGATTCAAGGTTGAGCCACATCACCAAAGCGATAACATCTCTGGTAGTTCTTCGCGATGCCATGATGAACGGCAAAATGAATGACGACCGCCCGCCCAAGAGTGATGTTGCAGGAGATCGGGAAAGGCTAACAGAGATCGTAGAGGCATTGCTGGATCGATACCCTGAACCTAAAGAGGCGTTCGTCAATATGCCCGGATCGATCAAAGGCTATGAGGCGTGGTTTCCAGAATCACCTATCACCGGCACCTGTGCAGCCCTGAAGAGCGAGAATGAGCGGGGGCGGTCATGATCAAACTCTGTGTTCTCGGCTCCGGGTCCAAAGGCAATGCCATCTACTTTAACGTCGACGGCCGCCAATTCTTAATCGATGCCGGATTCACCAAAAAGGAAACCGCCAAGCGCCTGGCCACAATCGGCCGATCGGTCAGTGATATCGAGCAGGTTTTCATAACTCATGATCATGGGGATCACGCGGCGCCCTGGATTCGGAAAGATGGGTTGCTGAACCACTGGTGCCTCCTGCACGGAGCTGAGAAGTTTGTTGGCGGTGCCAAGGTAACGCAGTTCCCCTTGTCTCATGATTCAGGATCAGGCTCAGTCGGCTACACCATCCAGGATGGCGCCGGCAACAAGGTGGCTGTCATTATGGACACCGGCTGCATCCCTGAAGAGATCATTCCTCACCTGTTTGACTGCCAGGCGATCCTTGTTGAGACGAACTATTCCATTGAGATGTTGATCGATAGCCCATATCCGACAGAGCTGCAGGAGCGCATTGCATCCAGCACCGGCCATCTTCGGGATCAGTGCGCGGCAGAGGCGGTTGAAATGGTGGCATGGCCTGGCCTGAAATATGTGGTTGGCCTCCATCTAAGCAGCAAGTGCATCAATGAGACGTTGGCCAGGTTCGAATTGGAAAGCGTGGTCAGGGATAAAGTTCCGGGGTGTGAAGTTGTTATCAGTGGGCAGAAAGAGCCTACCAAGATGATGACCTTGATATAGGAATTTGAGCGCAATAAGAAAGTATAACAAATCAGACGAGGTTCTTAAAATGGAGCTAAAACCGTGCCCGTTTTGCGGGTCATCAGGCAGGATTGACGAAGTTTCAGAGAGGCACAATGGCAAGTCAATAGATATTTGGCACGTTGGCTGTAACGGAGACGATTGTTTCGTCGAGTCTATTATTGGGTTTGAGTCAGAAGAGAAGGCCGTGGCCGCATGAAACCGCCGAGCCGAAGGAGATAGTCATGAACGTCTATAGAAGATATTTCAGGGTCACTCAAGGCCCGCTGATCGAGGCTGTCCGAGAGGGACAAAAAATCAACGACGCAGCTTACGAAGAATACAACAAAATTGGTGCTGAGTTTGGCGCAAAGACCGGATATTACGCCATCGACAACCGGCTGACCGGTTTCATGTTCGACAAAGCACCGAGCGTAGAGATTTTCAAGAAACTGAAGGGCGGTGGATATTTCCCGAAAAAGAACAGCAAGATCGGCAAAGAGCTGGTGAAGAGAATTGAGGCAGTAAAGACCAAAAGCTCCAACGCTCCATTGTCTGTTGTTGGCCTTAATGGGAACAGGTTCCCGCGTATTTTCGGCGCAGGTAGAGCGTATTACGAAGTGATGACTGTCATTCCTGAAGATCCGCCTGTCGCTTACGTCTCGGTCCCCTGGTACGACGAAGATCCTGAAAAGATCGAGCAGTATAAGGCCGATCGAGCTGCAGGAAAGTTTTCAAGTCGCGACCTTGACGCAATCCTATGGGAACCGACAGCGGATATGATCGAAGTGAAGAAGTGGGAGGTTGACCGGCACATAGACGAGTGGAACGAATCGGTGAAAAAATAATGTTAGGCGCGGTGCAAGATAATAACTGAGAACAAGTCGCAGCGTTTTCCAAAAATGGAGCGGAATAATGGAGAGAATATGCCGGCAAAAATACTTTGGATAATCGGATTTGGATGCTCATCGGCGAGTTGTTTAGTGTTTGTTTTTGCCGGATACAAAATGGGTCTTCCATCGACTGTGGCAGTTGGTTTGATCGGGGCTGTTGCATCAATGATTGCCTTTTGGCAGGTGTGAGAATCTGAAATTATGAAAATGGAGCGGAATATATGACCCAGGTTATACCGAACATATGTCCATGTTGTCAGCATGAGCACAGCGGCCTAATTTCCTGCGAAACCCACAAAAGGATATTTGTGGAGCAAGCAAAAAGCGGGGCCGAACTTATTGCCGCAGAGCGAAAGCGGCAGATTGAGCAAGAAGGGTGGAAGCCGGAAGACGACGACAAGAAGCACCCTGCCGGCCAGCTTGCTCGGGCCGCTGAAAATTATGTTCGGTTTGCCGCCGAGCCTGATATTGCGCGGGATTACCAAAGAAAGAATGGCCACACTCCTGGGGGTTGGCCTTGGCATTGGAGTTGGTGGAAGCCGAGCGAGGGCAATTTAGCTACTGATCGAATTAGGGATCTCGTAAAAGCCGGGGCTCTTATAGCCGCCGAGATCGACAGGCTGCAGAGGGGAGAAGCCAAAAAATGAAAGCAATAAGTTTGTGGCAGCCATGGGCGAGCCTAATTATGACCGGGGCGAAGAAGATCGAGACAAGGGGTTGGCCAACGAAATACCGGGGGCCATTGGTGATCTGCGCGGCGAAGGGTGGTTTGTCGAAAGGTGAGTTGATACATCAGTTGTGTTTCTGGCACTTTCAGGGAGGTTTAGCACCTCTTGTCGGCTTACCTTTGAACCTCACTGGAACGTCATGGCCGGGTGTGAAAGCCGAGCACCTTCCTTTCGGTGCTGCGCTCGGCACGGTCGATCTGGTTGATTGCATCCCGACCGACAAATTGACGCTCGGCCAGATCGGCACAGATAGTCCTTTTGGCGATTTCAGCCTTGGCCGGTTCGGCTGGATACTTGAAAACGTGCGGCCGTTTGATAAGCCGATGCCTGTTGTTGGGCGGCAAGGGCTGTTCAATTTCGATGTGGAGTAATGATCATGGGAAAAGGATTCGATGTAAACAGGGTCGGCACCGGCACCAAAGAATGGGCCGAGGTGACGGAGAACATCCAGATAGGTTGCGCCAACGGATGCCTCTACTGCTATGCCGCAGACAAGGCCGCGAAGATGTACGGCGGCTGGTGCAAGCGCGAGGAATGGACGAAAGAGCGACTGACGAAGCGGGCCGAGATGAAGTCCTATCCTGCCCGAGATGGCGTGATCATGTTCCCTTCCACTCACGATATCACGCCTTTCAATGTCGATGCCTATATCCGGGTGGCACTGCTTATGCTGGCCAAAGGCAACCAGTTGCTGATCGTCTCAAAGCCTCGACTGGAGTGCACCGAGCGGCTTATCAAGTATTTTGAGCCATACCGCAAGCAGATCCTTTTCCGCTTCACGATGGGCACGGTGCAGCGTGACGTGTCTGCCCGATGGGAGCCCTGTGCACCATCGCCGCAAGAGCGCCGTGGGTGTTTGGAGCTTGCTTTCAATGAAGGTTTTGACACCTCTGTTTCCATCGAGCCCATGCTCGAAGGCCATCAGATGACGGAGATTCTGGTTGAGTGGGTGCGTCCGCTTGTCTCGCAAACTATCTGGATTGGCAAAATGAACAAGGTTCGACTGCGGGTTCCTGCCGAATTTCGCCACATGGCTGCAGAGATTGAGAAACTGCAAAGCGATGAGCAGATCATGGAGCTTTATACCTGGTTCAAGGACGATCCGCAGATCCGCTGGAAGGATAGCATCAAAGAAGTAGTTGCCAGGCACCAAGTGAAAAACTGAGGGGGAACTATGAAACCAGATATTTGCACAAGCCTGTACTGTTCGCCACCGAATCAACATTGTCCAGACTGCTCTCACGCCATCTATCACGGCGAGGTAGTGTCTCAAGACAGAACTTACCGTTTCGAGTTTTCCCCGCAATTCGGGGTTACTTTTCTGACCGTAATGGGAACACACCGACAGGTGCAGCCTGCCGAAAATAATCCTGTGTGGGATAAGTTCGAAAAGTGGCGGAAAGGCAAGTTTCAGTGTCAGGCAATGTGATTGATTCCGAATTGTTATCACTTTTTCTCTAAATAAAATTTGAAGCATAAAACCCATGACCAAAAAACCTACCGCAAAATCCACGATCACCGGAGAGATATCCTCCATCCGCTTCATGAATTCAGAAGGGTGGTCGGTATTCACTCTCGCCGGCAACCCACCAACAAATTGCACCGGCACCCTGGCCGATATGGTGGAAGTAGGCAGCGAGGTAACCTGCACAGGCGTCATGGAAAACGGCAAATTCGGTTCTCAGTTGAAGTGCGAAACAGTCCTCCCGGCCGCGCCTGATGTGTCTACCGATGCCGGGGTAATAAAGCTCCTACAGCGCCTGCCGGGAATAGGCCCGAAAAAGGCAGCGCAAGCCATCCAGAAGCACGGCCATGAAGAGGCGTGGAGATTGGCATGCACTGATCCGGTGGCTATCGGCGTGCGGCCTGAAGATAGCGAGGAGGCCATTGCCGTAGCAGCAACATTGCTCGAGTCATACGAGGCGACTGTCTATCTTCTCGGGATCGGGCTCACCGACCACCAGGCATCAGTGATCTACCGGCAGTATGGCAAAGAGACGATCAAGGTTGTCTCAGAAAATCCCTACCGGATGACCGAGATTGACGGTCTAGGGTTTATCAGCGTCGATAAGATTGCCCTGAAGGCCGGGGTGAGCGTGGGCAATCCCGCGAGAGTTGCCGCCTGCATCCAATACGTTCTTCAGGACTCGGCCACGAATGGCGGCAACATCTGGTTCAATGGCTGGAGTTTGGCGGATATCGTCCTGGAAACTTTGACGGCGACCGCGATCAAGGCCGAGGTTCCAATGCATGGAGCACCAGACAAGGATGAGGTCCGGAAGCAAGTCCATTTCCTGGCGAATGAAGGGAAAGTGGTGGTTAACAAGGGGCGGGTGTTCGGGCGGGATCTGCTGGACGCCGAGAAGCGAATATTGGGGTTTATGGGAATATGAAGGGTCACGTTTCTGATTAGGTGGAAAGTAGTATCAACCATTACGATGGAGCAGAAAAATGGACGAGTATAAACCAGTGGTCAGTTTAGTAAATGGGGAGTTGATAAAAGACTTA